TAGGCATAACAGCAGCACTAGGTGCTTATGCTACAACTGGTCAAATCATACCTGGTATATTCTAATGAAAAACGAAAATATCTTTCTAAGAGCACAAGGACGTGCAGCAATGATGGGAGTATGGTTCTTAGGACTCTCTTATGCATTCACAGGAAATTTAATCCCAGGTATCTACTAATGAAAAATGAAAACACTACAAACAAAGTTGACTTCTCCGTCGCTGAGAAGTGGAATGGTATTGCTGCTATCGTTGGCTGCGTCGCTGCCTTTGCTAGTTACTCCTTTACAGGGCAACTCATTCCTGGTTTAGTATAATTACCTAAACCTTAACAAAACTAAATAATAATTCATACCTTATCAGCAAACACACATAAAAATGGGTGGTTTAGAGTCAGCAACAGAATCAATATCAGCATTTAGAGCAGTCTTATGGATATTCTATCCTATGGCTGCTTTAGTGCTAGTGGAACTTATTTTAAGAGCAATCAATGATGATGATGACGATGACTTTGAAGGTGGTAAGGGCGTAAGAATTGGACAGATGCAACCAGTAGCTGTTCCTAGTGGAGCATAGGTATTAATACTTGCCAAACCTTAAGGTTTGCTATATAATTATAACAAGTATTTTTACCTATCCATGCCACAAATAATATTTCTTTCGATACTAGGTGTTTGGACTCTTTACAGTAATGTCATAACACCATACATATTTTCTTAAAATTTATAGCTGAGGAGCACAAGCTTAAATGACTCACTTAAAATCTAAAATATTAGATATCCCAGTATCTGCGCATGGGATATTAGAATTTGCATTCTTTGTAGGAGTAGGTATAACTGCAGGATCATTAGGACTAATTTGAAGTTAAGGGTGCTATATAGAAATAGTTACCCTTATTTTTATGGCAGAAGAAGTAAAAGAAGAGATTAAAGAAGAACATCATGAAGAAGTAAAAAAGAAAGGTCTGTTCGCTAAAGCGAAAGATGCTCTTCTTCCTGATGCCGAGGAACAAGCAGCAATCATTAGTACAGCTGTGCGTATAACCGTACTTGCCTGGTCTGGCGGAATATTGACTTTAAATTATGTTGCGATTCCAGGAGTGCCACAGCAGAAAATCGATCCAACATTTATAGCTTCGGTTTTTACAGGAGTTTTAGCTAGCTTCGGAATTCAGACTGCTTCTAAGAAGGGTGATGGTACTATGAAGATGAATGGTAATGGTAATGGTGGTAATGGTGGTCCTCCTCCTGCTACTGCAAAAGACATTGAGGCTATCATAGCAAAGGCTGGTCCTACTCAAACTATTAGAATTGAGCAAGCACCTCTTAAGATCATTGCTGATACTAAACCACAAGAACCATACAAAATGTGAAGTTGAAGAAAACATTAATTGAGTAAATAATTACTCGTCCCCTCTTAATAAAATATGTACGTTGTTTACGAAGAACACATTGAACAGTTGGAACTAGAAAATGAAGAACTTAAAAAAGAAGTTCTGTTTCTTAAAAGGAAACTTGACTATAGAATAAGTGTTAAATCTAAGGAGAAGAACAATGAAAAAGTATTTCGACAAAGCAGTTGAATGGGATAAGAAAATTATCAAAAAGTTTCAAGACAAGTTTAACTTGACAGACTATCAGGTAACTTGTATTGCTTTTGCTAAGGGATTTATTATAGGTGCAATACTTCTATGATCGATACTTCACTTGATTCTATTAGAGTATTTGCTATAATGGTATTGGGTATTGTATGGTTGTGGTTATTAAACCATCCTGAAGAAAATGGAATTAAACGAAGAAAACGTAATTAAAGTTCTTGAAGAACTAGTTCCTTATATTGAAGCTGATGGAGGATACCTTCAACTTGTGGAGATAGAAGAGGAAACTGGGTATGTAAAAGTAAAACTTGGTGGTGCATGTGAGACATGTGCCATGAGTACTATGACTTTAAAGCAAGGTATTGAAAAGAAATTAATGATGGAAATTCCTGATGTAGTCGCTGTTATTCAAGTATTATGACTATTTTTAATTCTATTAGTAGAAACATTAAAAATGTTTTTGTTGGTTCTCATAAAGGGGAAGATGTTTCATATGAGTGGTCACATCCACATGATAGTATGCCTATAGCAACTAATAGTAATAGGTATGCACCACCAGAGAAATTAGCTGAGTTAGCAGCTATAGAAAGAAATCCAAGACCAGAGGAACAAATGGCAGATTGGTTTAATGTAGATAAAGAAGATGGATTAGATTATGAAGGTCCAGTAGATCAAACTATACATGAAAAGATGTATGAGATTGCTACATCAAAGTACAATCCATTTTCAGTAGGTGGGTCAGAGAATATACATGACTTTGATAAGACTGAGGAAGAAGAACCATTAGATCTAGCACCTTCAGAATATGAGCCATCCTAACGGTTACACCAAAGAAGATATTAAAAGGATCTTAGGGTCTTCTTGGCCTCAACCTTCTGGTGAGTCTGGTTGTGAAGAGAGAAAGAGAAAGGGTAGAGAGATGAGAGCAGGTAAAATACCATATCCCACATACCCTGCAAAGAAGGTAGGTCCAAACTTTGATGAGAATGGAAAATATATTTACCCTGAAGGTAGTGGGTTTAATTATATGGAGAGATTAGATCCTAATTCTGAATGGGGTGGTAAAGTATCCTGAACCCCTAACTGAGTCAGTGAGTCCACACCCAAATAAGCAAAATTACTCAATCTATGCTATAAATATTTGATAGTATGGGATTGAAATAATCATGCCCCTAACGCAACAAAGACATTACACAGTCGGTTATCACGATAATCAACATCATCATTATGAAATATGTGAATATGCAATGAATGCATATGACGCAATACAGAATTCAAAAGAGGATGTTCCTGCATTAAGGGAGCATCCTCATTTTATCGATTACTGCACCAGTGAAGAGGTTAATAATATATCTCGAATGATGGCAGCAGGTATACCAATGGGACATTAATTATGAGAGATGAAATCATGTGGTGGATGAGTAGATTAACTATCATGCTCACTTCACTCTTTCTATCATTTTCATTAGCAGCACAAGCATATGCTGCTGAGATACAAATGGGTTCTGGAGGCAATTTAGTCTTTGAACCAAATGAAGTTACCATTGATGCTGGTGAGACAGTTACCTTTGTTAATAACGCATTACCTCCTCACAACATTATCTTTGATAAATTTGCAAGTTTATCAAGAGAGTCATTGATGTTTACTCCTGGTGAGACACAGGATATTAAGTTTGCTACTGCAGGAGATTATAGTTTTAAGTGTGCTCCACATGAAGGTGCTGGAATGAAAGGAGTCATTCACGTAAAATAGATTATAATATATTTTCTTCTTGATCTGTAAGTAAAGTTATTTCATCACTTGTAGGATAAGCAACACAGGTCAGTACATAACCTTCATCCATTTGATCATCATCTAAGAATGATTGTTCTTCTTGGTTGACTGTACCTGATTCTAATTTCATAGCACATGCTGAACATGCACCTGCTCTGCAAGATGAATTATGATCTAAACCTGCTTCTTCTAATGCTTCTAATATGAATGTATCTTCATCACATTCAAAGGTATCTGTTGATCCTTCTGGGGTCTTTAATGTGATAGTAGCCATTGTGTTTTATGATACAACTTTATTATATAGATGGTTGCAGCAGAATCATGCACGTGATATAATGAGATTAAAATAAACTAGATTATGGAATCAACTGTTGATCGCATTGCAGATGCACTTGAAAGAATTGCAAATATTTTAGAGACTGGTGCTCACATTAATATTGATCATGGTCATATTGAACATATTGATCATGTTGATAATGTAGATCACGCCACCATAGATAGTGGAGATATTAACACTCATCCTAAGAATTTTTAATTATGCCTAAAGAAAAAGTATATGTTCCTGTAGTGGAACCAAAATCATCTTCATACATGGAGTATGTTGAACTTGGAAGAACTGTAACACCTCAACCAGTATTT